TGAATGTTTTAAAATTGACGGTGAATTATCGGAAAGTGACAATATAACTATAGCAGATATAGAAAATTATAGACGTAATGGTATAGAATTACAAACCCAATATGAATTTAACAGATTTATGAGACATTAAGTGTGTGTCATTTTTAATATAATATATACTATATGTGGTCTATTATATGATATTAACAGTAACGGTGTTATCAAATTACTCGTATTTTTCTTTTTTATTAATTATATGATATTCAAGTGCGCATGAAGAACCAGAAAATCGCGACAAGTCTGGTATACCGCCTATACCCCTTACTTGATTTCCATTAGCTAACTTCTCTGTAGTTTTACATGGAAGTGACAAAGGTTCTTTTTTAGGTTGTTGTTTCTTTTCAATCTTTTTCATCTTTTTAACAATAGAAGTATACAATTCTTTTTTATGAGTACGTGTTATCTCGTTTTGTAACATGACTAACTCAGTTGAATTCCACGTATCTCTTGTTTTAATTGCACCTTCAAATTTCATATTAATTTGGTATAACGTATCCTTATCTACTTGTCTCATAACTCGATGTGTTACTTCTGAATTAACACCATTCCATAAAGGCTGGGTTTGTATTTTATTCAAAATCGGATCGATGTTATTATAAGATAAACAACGGATAGAAAACAGATTATCTGAATTTTTTTCTGACGAGTTATAAATATAACCCTTTAAAATCACCTTATACTTTTTAATCAAATAATATATATTATCCCTTATTTCAACAAAATAATCTAAGCTTTCAGGGTTAATGTTTTCTTCACAAGGTGTCATTTTTAATGCATCCATCTCTTGGTGAAAATAAGTATTAATCCAATCCTCAATATAACTGTTATTTTCTCCATAGAAAATATTAATTACTTCTTCAGAATTAGAAAGTAAGTCTTTTTTAATTATTATTTGCATAATCTTGATTTTATATAATAACTAGACAAAATAAAATTTCGAGATAATATATCAAAATTTATAAAAAACTAAAATAGTGACTATAATATAATATTTAAATAATATGGGATAAATTTAATGGCTTTTTACCTTTCTTTGGAATTTGAGGTACAGAAACATCCGATGACGTATCAATTCTTTCAAAACTACCAGTCTCAAACTGTTCCTTTATATGTTTTCTAGCTGATGGATCTACAGAATCTCCACACCATTTAGGTTCCCATAATTTAACTGTAAATTCACTAGTATTAGTATAAGAATTTTTATTAAATAGTTCACAAAATGTTTCTCTATAATATAGTTGTTCTTTTGTTAATGGTTTATTATGAGTGTATTTCTCCTTTCTTATCAAAAACGATATAGCACCATACTTTAAATCACAATGATTAATTAAACTATCAACCCAATTCTCCTCTGAATTTTCATGATTACTTACACCATCTGAAAACGCCTCTTTTCGTCTATAAAGAATATCTTTTGGTAAATACATTTTACCCTTATCATCATTTACATTAAATGAATCTCTTAAAATTTGCTTCTCCATAGTCTTATAATTATTTAACCTCCCAAAAATCTTATATTTAACAGGCATTCTCAACATATACCTAACAAAATCTGGATCAGTAAATGGTACTCGTACTTCAATAGAATTTGCCATACATGTTTTATTCGCTCTCAAACAATCAAATATATGTACATCACTAACTAATTTGATTGTTTCCATTTGAAATTCTTTTTCTGATGGAGCATTCCCTCCATATAAATAACTCATCATTTCATCACTTAATTCTCCAGAAAATAATACCTTAATATTTGGAAACTTTTGTTTAATCTTCTTTGTCAATAAATACATCGCTGTACTCGCTCTTATCGTAGTTGTATCATATGTCTCTGTATACCAAATAACATCTCTTATGGATTTTATACCTTCTTCAGCTGTAAAATAAAATTCATGATGGTCAGTATCCAAAAACTTTGCCACTTTCCTAGAAGCTATTAAATCAGTAGAATTAGGAGTCATACCTATACTAAATGTTTTTATCTTTTTATTCGTTAACTTACTTACTATACTAGATACTAAACTACTATCTAACCCACCTGATAATAACACACCAAATTCAGGTGAATTTTCTTTTAAAAGGTCTTCCAATTGAAGATTAATACTACTCTCTAACTTATACTTTAAATCCTTATGAATTGTTTCTACATTCATATACTCGTTCTTATACTCATTCTTTTCACGTTCTAACTCGTAATAATTTAAATACGGAACACTTTTATCTAATAAAACAGTATGTACACAGTCGTATAAATTTGTATACAAATATGTTCTAGGATAGAACAATTTTACACTAGATACAAATGAAATCTTATCTACTGATGTACACATTGTTAAACATTTTAATTCTGAACTAAACACTATCTTATTCTCATCATACCCACAATATAATGGAGTTATACCAATATGATCTCTTGAAACAAATAAATAATTAATTGTTGAATCATATAATACAAATGAAAATTGTCCATTTATTTTACTAAAAAAGGTTTCAAAGTCATTTAACTTTTGAACATATTTTTTATACAACGGTATAATAATTTCACAGTCAGATTTCGAACATTTGTAATCAAGCTCTTTTTCAAGTTCTCTCCAATTAAAAATTTCACCATTTATAATTAAACTAATTGTATTAGTTTCATCCATCAATGGCTGAGGTGTAGAATCTCCCACTATATGTAACCTAGTATGTAACATAACTAATGTTTTATTGTTAGGGCATGTTATACTCTTGTAATTCATACTATCTGGACCTCTGTGATGTAATAACCCAGATACCGTATTAGTTAATTCTTCAACATACTCACTTGTACAAATTGATGAATCTTGAATACTACAAAATATACCACACATGATATATATACTATTTTAATAATTTTAAATTAATATTTAAACTTGGTTAATATTATTTTTCAATTATTTTTTTATTTCAAGTAAACTGGGTTTACCGTTACATTGGGAATACTTGTACAGCTAAATGGGGCCACCAATGCTTATTATTTTGATTTTTTATTATTATTTATAAAAAAAATAAAAAAGTAATTTATTTAAAAGTAACTTATTTTGATTAAACAAAGGTCATGAACAACTTAATATATATACACATAGGTGAAAATTTACCTAGTTATATATTCGACTCAATTTATCAAACTTTATTAGTATCACCTAACACTAAAATATATGTTATATTAAATGATTCACTTATTAACCAGTTTCGAAATACTATATCGACATTTAACTTGAATTTATATCTGAATAAACCAATGAATATTGTTATGCATATAGAATGTATTCCTATAAGTATTTTAAAAATACCACAAGAATACACCAAATTCATAGATAATTTACCAGATAGTACCAAGCAATTTAGAAATGCTTTTTGGATATCTACAACTGCCAGATTTTTTTATATAGAATCCCTAATGGAACTATTTAAATTAAACAATGTTTATCATATTGAAAATGATGTTATGATTTATGAAAATTTACAAGATATTCCTGTAGATAAAAATAAATTATATATGGTTAAAGATTCACATGATAGAGTAATTCCATCTATTTTATTTATTCCAGACTGTTCACATTTAAATCGGCTTAATGTTCATATGTTGAGAAAACTTACAGACTCTCAAAATTTAATGAATGATATGCAATTATTAGGTAATTATTCAGCAAATGATATAGCTTATTTCCCATTTGATTTCTCAAATGATAGTTCTTTTATAATGGATGGAGCTGCTATCGGACAATTTGTTGGTGGTATAGACCCTAGAAATATCCCTGAGTATAATAATAAAAATGAACAAGAGCAAAGATTACTTCAAATAAATAATCCAACAGACGGTTTTATTAATGAAACATGTACGTTTAAACCTAATACTATAACTATTTTTAAGAAAGATTTTCATTTAAATAATGTCAATGTACCTCTTGAGTTATTTTATGGACAACAAGAAAATGGTAATAATATCCAATTAAAACAGATTAATAACTTGCATATTCACTCCAAGCAATTATACCAGTTTAGTAGTCTTAATAATTTAAAATTTAAAGATTTAATATCAGGTGATAGAATTGTATCATTGTGCGATTTTGTATTATTAACTCAAGACATTTTTGAGTATCATCAAAACATCGATAAATTTATTGATATTAATAAAATTATCATTATCAAAAATTTTCAAAGTATAAATATGCAAATATTGAATTCGTACTTTCAAGAACTTGGTAAAAAGAACATCAAACTATTTATATATACTCATCTATTAGACTATTTTATTCAATATATTTTACCACATCTCGATAATACACTATCCTATGTTTTATATCTTCATAATTCCGATCACGAGATTAAAGAACATCACGTTACTTTATTAACTAAATACAATTATATAAATAAGGTGTATGGACAAAATATATCATTTTATCACAAACAATTTAATCTATTACCAATTGGTATAGCTAATTCAATGTTTAAACATGGTAATCTAGTTTCACTTTATACAGTTATGTCAGAGTCTTATTATAAGAAAAAGACACGTAGTCTTTATATTAATATTAACCCCAGAACATATCCATATAGACACACTGTTTTACAAGATATTAATCAAAGACCTGACGATTTTGTTATATCTGGTAGTAAACCGTACAAGGATTATTTAGAAGAATTATCTCAGCATAGATTCTGTTTATGTGTAAGAGGAAATGGTATAGCTTGTCATCGTGAATGGGAATGTTATTATTTAGGTGTAATTCCTGTAATCATTAATAATCAATTTACAAATATGTCTGTGTATATTAAATATTTACAAGACCTCCAATTACCTTTTTACGAAATTAAAGAAGAGACATTGGATAGATATACAGATGATTTTTTCAATGAAGAGTTATACAAAAAGATAATGTCCAAATATAATTCTACTGCCTTTAATTTACCATCTATTAAGTTGTCTTATTATAATTAAGGGATACATATGTAAGTATGCCACATTAATTTACAAAACCTCTAACGTGATTTTTCTTATTTAGATTAACATACAAATTACATACTTGTTGTTAATGCTCTAAATTTCATAATATTAGATATCCAGACAGTTATATTAGTTGACGTATATTGAATTTGACCCAAACTGTTTATACTAAATGTAATTCCAGAGTTATCACCCACATAAGATACATTTAAAATCCACCCAGATGATTTTCTTAACCCTTTAATTTCAAATAAACTATCTAATGAATTTGTAATTGTTTCAATAGTAACACAGACAATAGCGTTAAATGATTTAGTTTTATTTGAAAACATAAATCCAGTAACATCTTGAGCTAGTACTTGATTATTATTAGCATAAAATGTTCGTTCAGATGAAATATCATCAGTTAAAGGAGTAATATTTACATTGTTAACTACTAATTCTTCACCTATTCTAAGATTCTTTTGAATAGAAACACCACCATAAGTAACCAATGTTCCAGATGTTAAATTAGTAGCATATTGTGTACTATTTAAAACAATAGATGATATAGGACCAAGGGTCATCTGGTTATCTTTATATATCAAATCATCTGTACCTAGTATCTTATTTAAACCATTACCTCTTAAAATTGTATATTCATTTAGATATGACGTACTAGTACCACCCTTACTAACTGGTAAAACATATGGCTCAAATGTATTAGCATTTACAAGTCTTATATAACCATTAAAATTATTAGGATTTGTATAACTAAGATAATTTCCAATATTTGTTGTTATAATACCAAATGAAATTCCTGTATTATCTCCTATAAATCGAGTATTTACTGTCCATATATTATTAACAGTCACACCTTCTATTTCATAAAAAGAATATTTGTTTATACTTGGAAAATATACATATACCAATGCTAAAAAATACGTATTCGCATAATTCCCTAATAATGTATTTAAATTATCAATATTTGATAGGACTGTCGTATTAGCAATTAATGTATATTCACTAGACGTATTATCTACAATATATTGTTTTACTCTAATAGTATAATCAGTTGCTAAACTAGAATTTGTATACTGTATTTGTCCATGTGATGGTAAGGATACAATATTGAATTTTAACGTATCAATATTACCGATTGAATAACTATTTAATTCCCATATATTATTTTTTAAAATGACATTCACAATAACCAAACTATATTTTGTATCAATATCACTTGAAATATACATGATTAATTTAATAGCATTCGTATTAGTGTTTGAAAATAATAATCCTGGAATATCTTGAAAATTAATTATATTAGGACTTAATGAAACACGTGTTTGAGGATATGATGATACATCATCAATTAGATTTGTCATCTTATAACTTATTGTTGTTAATCCTGTTATTGCATTATTTGTATATTGAATAACAGTATCTACACCATTATTCTTTATATAAAATTCGACATCACTTGTATTTCCTCCAACAAAACTAGATGTCATCTCCCAAATACTACCCTTTAATCCTCTTAATGTATAAACTGAAGAAGTATTACCTGTATTTACATATACATTTGCTACAAAAGCTTTAGTAGAATAGGGTATTATGAAATTAGGAATATTTTTAGGAATTGTAACATTATTATCTAATTGATAATTGTATTCATTATTTTCATTAAAAATATTATCAATTCGTGTATCTACATACCTTTTATTCACAGCATCATAATCTTGATATGGATCTTGAACATTTGTAATATTATTTAAATTAACATCCAATTTACCACCAATATATACATCCTTTTTTATACTTACACCACCAGTTACATTTAAACTACCTCCATGTGTAAGACTTGTTGCATTTGTACTATTACCTAATATTAAAGTGTCTCCTATAAACTTTAAATCAGCGTATGTTTGGACAGGAGATTTATCATTTCCAACTAATATTGTTCCAGCTGAAAAAAATGTTTGGCCAGTACCCCCTTCATTTACATTCAATATTGTATTTGGAATAGTTATATTTGTATAAATACCTTGAGATGTAGTTGTTGCTCTAAATCTTAATGTAGCTACACCAGTTGTATTCGTATTTGTGTATTGCATCTGACCTGTATTTGTAATACTAAAATCAATACGACTTGGGTAATCACCTACAAACTTTTCATTCATAGCCCATACATCACCCTTTAATACACCGTTTAATACCCATTGGTCATATATATTTAAAGAGGGTATCTCTAAATAAACCATAGACTCAAAGGAACTAACTAATGTATTTGTAAATACAAAGCCATCAATATCTGTGGGAACAGTGATGTTATTACTTAAAATAAATACACTTTCTTTTATATCTCCTGTATTAATGCCTAGGAAAAAATCAACATATTGTTTATTGACAGCATCTGAGGGATTTGAAGGTAATGATACATTTGTAATTTTATTATTGTTTACATCTAATTTACCACCAATATATACGTCCTTTGCAATTGATACACCACCAGCTACACTGAGTATACCCCCAGACGTTAAACCCGATGCATTATCTGTTGCATAAAGCGATAGCTTTGTTCCATCAAATATAAACGAATTAAATCCTGTAATATTTCCGTCTGTACTCGCTACAATCACTTGACCTTGTGTAAAATTACCACTTACATTACCAACTGTATATTGATTAAACCGTTGGTCTAAATACCATTTATTTACTACATCTAATGAATTGGATGGTGCTGTAACATTTGTAATACGTTGACCATTTACATTTAAACCACCTCCAATATATAAACTCTTTGCAAATCTTGCTCCACCCTGAACATTTAATACACCACCACTTGTTAGACTTGTAGCTTCATCTGTTGTAAATATATTTAATGTCTTGTCAAAAAATGTAAATGATTCAAATCCAGTAATATTTCCGTCTGTACTCGCTACAATCACTTGACCTTGTGTAAAATTACCACTTACATTACCGACTGTATATTGATTAAACCGTTGGTCCAAATACCATTTATTTACTACATCTAATGAATTGGATGGTGCTGTAACATTTGTAATACGTTGACCATTTACATTTAAACCACCTCCAATATATAAACTCTTTGCAAATCTTGCTCCACCCTGAACATTTAATACACCACCACTTGTTAGACTTGTAGCTTCATCTGTTGTAAATATATTTAATGTCTTGTCAAAAAATGTAAATGATTCAAATCCAGTAATATTTCCTTCTGTACTCGCTACAATCACTTGTCCTTGTGTAAAATTACCACTTACATTACCTATAGTGAATTCATTGAAACGGTTATCTACGTAATATTTATTAGCAGCATCATAGTATGTCGTAGGTATAGCTACACTAGTGATTTTTTGGTTATTCATATCAAGAACACCTAAAACATGAGCATTTCCACCTACGTAAAAGTTTTTATCAACACTTGCACCGCCACTAACTTGTAATGAACCACCTTGGCTTACACTTGTCGCATCATTAGTACTATAAATATATAAGGCACCTTGATTAATATCATACATAAATTCAGAATAACCTGTAATATTACCGCCAGTTGTAGCAATAATTACTTGACCTTGGGTAAAATTACCACCTACATTACCAGTTGTATATTGTTGAAAAAGATTATCAACATAATATTTATTAGCTACATCCAATGAATTAGATGGTGATGTGACATTTGTTATAATATGAGCATTCAAATCAAGATTACCTGAAATCCATGTACTTCCACCTATATATATATCTTTTTTAACAGCTAATCCACCTTCTATTGTAATACTACCACCGGACGTATAAGACGTAGCATTTTCTGTACATTTAATACTAATACCGCCACTAACAACAATTGACGCTGTTGTACTATTTAAACTACATTCAGTACTTGTAACATAAATACTACCAAATGTATTAAAAATAGATGTTTGATTAGTTGTAAAAATATTTGTAGAAAGTAATGAACTTATGGATGCATTATTAACATCTAAATAAGAACCTATTAGACTACTAAATGTGCCATTAGTTAATTGTAAATTTTGAATTGTAGATTTGGTACTAATTAAGTTAGATACACTACCTGTTAGTGATGTTAATGAAATGTTATTCGAAATATAATTGGCATCAAGTGAATGTGTATAAATACTTGTACCATTAAGATTTGTAAAATAAATCTCAGTTGAATGTAAACCACTACTACTAATATTTGTAATTAAACTATTTGTAATGGTACTATTACTTGAAATAATATTAGTTGTTAATACATTACTTGTTGTTATATTCGCACTATTAATATTTGTAATTAATCCATTATTACTTGTTATATTTGTATTAAGAATATTATCTATACTAGAACCAATTGCATATATTGTTCCTGTAGTTATTGTAGAACTACCTAATGTCTCGCCAACTATTAAACTCTTAGCTATACTTGCTCCTCCGGAAATCGTTAATCCACCTCCGTTTGTAATACTAGTGGCATCTTTACTACAATCTATAGATACACCTCCAAAACTAATAAATGCACCCGATGATGAATTAGTAGATGTGGTAGTACTAGTTAAATATAAATTATTAAATGTAGAATTGACATAGTTTAGATTTGTTCCTAATAAATGACTTATTGTACCATAAATACTAGACACATTTGATGAGGATATATTAGGTACATATAAAGTATACCCTATATATACATCTTTTGCTATACTTGCTCCACCTGCAACAGTTAAACCACCTCCATTAGTAATACTTGTTGCATTTTCTATTATATCAATAGAAATACCTCCATAACTAATGAATGTTCCAGTAGATGAATTAAAAGATGGTAATGTACCAGTAAGATTTAAATAACCAGTTGTTGTATAAATCGATGAGGTATTTACACTAACTATATTACTTGATGTTACATTTGTAGTTTGAATATTAGTAGATGTTAAATTATTATTATATAAATTTGCAATGGTAGCATTTTGAGTATTTATATTATTTGATAAAATATTGGCAATTGTTGAATTTATTATAAAACTATTAGCACTTGTTGAATTAATTGATGTTACATTATAAGCTGATAAATTAGCTGTAGATAGATACGTTGAACTTAAATTAGGAACTGTTAAATTAGTAGTATACAAGTCTGAACCATACAAGTTAGCAAAGGTACCATACGTGAATAATAAATTAGCAATTGTAACATACTGACTGAGAATATTTGAAGTACTTAAATTAGTAACAATATCATTATACTCAATATTTGTATTCACATGTAAAGTACCAACAGTTAAATTCTCAATATTACCCTGTGTGATTGATATCGTATGGATATTAGCTGTATTTGTATATAAATTATTAATAGTTGAATTAGTAACATTTTCCGATAATATTAGTACATTACTAAATGTACCATAAGTTAAATTTAAATTTGAAATAGATGATGATATCCCCTCTATATAGTTAGCTACTAGGGAACTTGTAGTAATATTATTGGTTATAATATTACCTGATGTCAAATTTTCGATATGAGCATTCGAAGAGTATAAATTATTATTTGTAATATTTATCAGGTAAGAATTAGCAATTGTAGCATTATTAATATTCAATAAATTAGCAAAAAGGGTTTTTTCTATACTTGCACCTCCAGCAACTGTTAATGCACCCCCTGCTGTTATACTTAAGGCATCTGTAGTGTCTCTTATAGAAATACCACCTATACTTATTAATGAACCAATGCTACTATTTATAGAGCTAGTACTATTATACAAGTTTAATATACCACCAACACTTAAATTTTTAAATATACTGGCTCCTCCATCAACAACTAAACTTCCTGAATTAAGATTATAACTATTAACTGTATTATGAAGATAGAACGCGCCATAATATCTTGCATCTTTTAATATAGATATACCACCGTATACAATTAATGCCGCAGTACTGATATTTAAACTTGTTTCGGTTGATGTTATAATAGCTTTACCAGAAGCAAAAATACTGTCTTCTAATGTAACACCAGGCGATAAAATGTCATATTCTTTAATTGTATTAACAAAGAGAGTTCCAGAAGCTTCAATTGAACCATCTTCAGTATTATCACAGTTAGCTACTACCGTGATATTTGTGAATTCGGTACCATACAAAAATCTATTACCTGTGTTAGACATTACACCAATCTATAATAATTTAAGAATTTATTTATAGATTCTGGACACATTCCTTTTTTTTTTTTAACTTATTAAAACATAAAATAATAATTTAACATAAATACATTAAATAAAACCAAGTCCTTTCTTTGTATAACTTTATTTAAAACCCAATTTAGAATTACTGTAAATAAAAACAAAGTTATTTTTAGATTTGAATGTAAATAAAAACAGTTATCCTTAGATTTATTAAATTTTACAATTATTAAAAATGTTAAATTTATCGATTCAAAATTACTAAAAAATACCTCCGCCGGGCAAAATCACTTTTCTCGAGACAAAACTAAGTCCACCTGCTCCGCATATTACAATGATAATTTTATATTTATTAAAAAATATTAATTTTATCAATTGAAAATAGGATTTTTAAAAATACACCCGGAGTCAAATCCCGGAGCCGACTCTCATTTTTTGGCCATTTTTGACATTTTTGGAATCTGAGATTTGAAAAAAAAAAGACAAAAGTATGATCAAAACTGTTTTTCAAAAAATCCAAATCTCAGATCCCAAAAATGCCATTTTTGGCCAAAAAACGAGAGTCCTCTCCGGGGATTTGACTCCGGGTGTATTTTTAAAAATCTTACTTTTCAATCGATAAAATTTAAAACACGAAAATATTTTTAAGATTATGGTTGAATGTTCGGAGCAGGTGGACTTAGTTTTGTCTCGAGAAAAGTGATTTTGGTGATTTTTTCCGGAGCAGGTTGATTTTGAATCGATAAAATAAGGTGTTATATAAATGTTATTTTTAGTTAGTTTATTTAATAAATTTAATATATTAAATAATATAAGAATCATGAATTGTAATTTTTGTAATTCTAGTTTTGTAAAGAAAAGTAACTTACTAAGACATTTAAAAGATAATAGATGTGAAGTGGCCAAGACAATGACTCCATTAGACTATCATAATAAATTTGAAGAATTGTTAAGTAAACTTGTTATTAATGGTAATAATAATCATCATATAGCACTTAATAGTAATAATAGTATAACAAATAATATTAATTTCAATATTCAAATACAACCTATTACTAAATTATCTCTTGAACATATTACATCAGATAAGATGAAACAAGTGATTGAAACATATGACACAGATAAAACAAAGTTAAATTATTTGTTAACTGAATATTTAAATGGTGTTTTATGCGATCAAGAACATCCAGAAAATCATGCTGTAAAATATACTAGAAAATATCCACCAACATTTAATTCAATTACAGAAGATTCTGAAGGTAATGTTATTACAACAATAAAAGGGTTAAAAGATACATGTGAATTATTATCAGACCCAGTCTTAGATGTTTTAAAAGTCAAGTTGTCTGAATGTATTAAAAAATATAAAAAAGATGACAATATTAATTATGATTACTCATTGTATGAAGATGCAATAAAAGAACTTAGAAAAGAATTAAAAAAGGATAATATTAAAAAAGTTTTATCAAATTTTTTAAAAAATGATTTGATAAATAATATAGAAATGAAACTCAGTATAAGTACAATTAATATGTAATAAATAGTTTTTTTATTTTTTATTTTTATTTTTATTTTTATTTTTATTTTTATTTTTATTTTTATTTTTATTTAATTAAATAATTTAAAAAATTTATTATATTCTTTTATAGTATAAATAAAAAAATGAGTAGTCCATTGTACTATAATCAAAGTATCGTTATTCTCGATACATCCGTTTCAACTAATATCACAACCGGTGCGTTAACTTTAAATAGTTTAGGTGTTGCTGGAAGTGTATTTGGTTCTCTAGGTAATTTTGGTAATTTAGTACATGTTAATCATACTGGTACCAACTCACTTTTAACCAATTTAACATCAAGTAACATTGCTGCAACAAATATTACAGGAACTAACATTGTCGCTACTAACTTAACTGCTAATACATTAGCTCTGTCCAATGCTAACATCGCAAGTGCAACCATCACTAACTTAATAAATACTAATATTTCAAGTGCAAGCGCTGTTATTACTAACATTCTTGGTACAAGCAATACACTTACTAATTTAGTAAGTACTAATGTTTCATCTGCAACACTTGATGCATCTACTGGTATTACATCTGCTGCTTTACTTGTAACTGGATTAATTAGTGCTTCTAACGTATTTGCTACTACCAGTACTCTACCAAACATGGTCTCTGTAAACATGAGCGCTGCAACTCTACAAGCTACCACTGGTATTACATCTGCGGCTTTACTTGTAACCGGATTAATTAGTGCTGCTAACGTATTTGCTACTGCAAGTACTCTACCAAGTATGGTATCTACAAACATTAGTTCTGCAACTCTTGATGCATCTACTGGTATTACATCTGCTGCTTTACTTGTAACTGGGTTAATTAGTGCTTCTAACGTATTTGCTACCACAAGTACTCTGCCAAGTATGGTATCTACCAACATTAGTTCTGCAACTCTTGATGCATCTACGGGTATTACATCTGCTGCTTTACTTGTAACTGGATTAATTAGTGCTTCTAACGTATTTGCTACTACCAGTACTCTACCAAGTATGGTATCTACAAACATTAGTTCTGCAACTCTTGATGCATCTACAGGTATTACATCAGCTGCTTTACTTGTAACTGGATTAATTAGTGCTGCTAACGTATTTGCTACTGCCAGTACTCTACCAAATATGGTATCTACAAACATTAGTTCTGCAACTCTTGCAGCATCTACTGGTATGACATCTGGAACACTTAATGTTACAGGTATAAGTACTCTTCAAGACGTAACAGCTACTAACGAGACTCTAGCTGTATTAATTGCTACCAGTGGTATTACATCTGGAACAGTTAACGTTACTGGTACAAGTACTCTTCAAGATATTACTGGTACTAACGTTACCGTGACTAGTTTACTTGCTACAACTAGTGTTAGTACTGGAACTGCTTATGCCGATTTTGGATCATTCAATACAGTTGGAACGTCACTTCTTAATGCTACTACCATTAGTAGTGCTAACACATGGGTTTCTGGTAACTTGAACGTTGGTGGTACATTAACAGTAGTTAACATTACTTCAACTAACTTGGTAAATACTAATGTTTCTGCCGGTATTGTATTTGCAGGTACATCCTTATCTGCACCTGGTACATCTAATACTATTTCTAATATTTTCACTACGGGTGGTAATGTCGGTATTGCAACCACTAGTCCTGATACAACACTTGATATCACTGGTACACTGCGTGTTACTACAAGTATTACATCTGGTGCTGTATATGCTACTAACATGACGGGTACTAACGGTGTATTTACTAACTTAACTGCTAATAGCTTGGCTATAAGCAGTGCCATGTTAGCAACTGCAACAATTACTAATTTGTTAAATACTAACATTACAAGTACCAGTGCTGTTGTTACTAACGTTCTTGGTACTAATAATACGCTTACGAATTTACTTACTACAACTGCAACGATTCCAAGTATGGTATCTACAAACATTAGTTCTGCAACTCTTGATGCATCTACTGGTATTACATCTGCTGCTTTACTTGTAACTGGATTAATTAGTGCTTCTAACGTATTTGCTACCACAAGTACTCTACCGAATATGGTCTCTACAAACATGAGCTCTGCAACTCTACAAGCTACTACGGGTATTACATCTGCTGCTTTACTTGTAACTGGGTTAATTAGTGCTTCTAACGTATTTGCTACCACAAGTACTCTGCCAAGTATGGTATCTACCAACATTAGTTCTGCAACTCTTGATGCATCTACTGGTATTACATCTGCTGCTTTACTTGTAACTGGATTAATTAGTGCGTCTAATGTATTTGCTACTACCAGTACTCTACCAAATATGGTCTCTACAAACATGAGCTCTGCAACTCTACAAGCTACCACGGGTATTACATCTGCTGCCTTACTTGTAACTGGGTTAATTAGTGCTTCTAACGTATTTGCTACCACAAGTACTCTACCAAACATGGTCTCTACAAACATGAGTTCTGCAACTCTACAAGCCACTACGGGTATTACTTGTGGTACACTACTAGTAAATGGTATAGATATGACACCAAATGTTGGTGACATTGTAACTTCTGTATCATTCTCTGCAGCCAACAATATTGTTTCAGCTGCAGACGTAACTAAACTAGCATTCCCAAATGCTAATGTTCGTAGTTATGAATCTATTGTAGCTGTTTCTTTAACTGCAACCAGTGGTAACTTATATGCACAATATAGATTATATGGTCTACAAAAGGCTACAGGAAGTTGGGTTATGAACAGTTCATTTATCGGTGATAATACCGGTGTTGTATTCAGTATGTCTAATACTGGACAAGTACAATATACAAGTACAAATATTCCAGCTTTCGTAGATAATATCATGACATTTGAAGCTAGAACACTCCCTATTTAATCACCTAAATAACTCAACTAATATTAACAAATTTAGTCTTATAAAAATTTTTTTATAAGAATATTATATATTATATATATTTCTTTGAATTGTTATTTTTCGAGTAATTCAGCTTTAATATGCTTTTACATCGTTTTTGGGAATGTTCCATTTATAATCAATTAATTCACCACTCAATTACTATAATTCCGTTATACTGGTGAGTCTCGGTGAATCGGCGCCTCGTGTATACAACATGTAATTACGCTGGCGCAAAACTTGCATATTTTGAGATGAAACGACGTGGTGAATAACCTTATATATTACGCTGACAGACATTTATAACGTTCTAAAAAAAATCTATCCTAGAAGAATCAAGACTCTCGTGATAATATTCACTATCATATATTATATTGTCAGTTGTTATACTAGCACCTTCACTTATTTTATCATCTGAATCATCTATAATAGAATATTCTACTAAATGTTCGTCTATAAATACTTTTGCCTGTTCCAAGACTATATTATAGCTAAATTTATTCTGTAAAAATTGAATGTTTGATATTCTCACTAAACAAATTAGTTCAATATCTAAATTTGTAGAAATATCTGCATGTTGAATTATTGATTTATATCTATTAAAATATAATGTATTTTTGTTTAATGATAATTTCAAGGTATGTTCATTGCAATTAGTATTTTCATTTTCTTTTTTATTAAATGGTGAAACAATACTATTCATTATTTTATTCATTGTAAACTTTTTCCCATTAAACCATTTCTCTGACTGATTATGAGTGGTTTGTATAATATGTTCTTCTAATGGACTGATAAGATATTGGAAAATATTATCTCCCACGTAGATAACCATTTTATTTGAATCCATACTCTTGAGTTTATATTTAGGTAACTGAATAATAAGTGAATGATTCTTATAATATATATCGATAAAATGTGTGAATATTTCTTGTTTGAATTCGCTTGTAGCTTCTGGACATACTTTTTTATAAGGAATATCACTAAAGCGAATTTTACTTATATCTAATGAATTATTACCAGCATTTTGAAGTGCATCTGGGAAAACATATACTTGCGTTTTCATTTTCTAATTAAAGTAAACATTAAATTTACTTTAATTTAACGAAAGGACTCTTTTTAACAAATAGTGTATTCGTCCCGTATTTTTGATACCATGGCTTCACGAGATGGAGTCTCGTACATTTTAATAACTTTTTTAACATTTTTAGTATTTTTGACAAAGAAATAGACTTCTTCTAACCAGTAATAAACTATTTTATGAGTAATGATAACAAGTGTTATTATCAGATCATTTATATTAAATATAATTAAGAAATAGACTAATATACTAGTTATAATATTTTTAACATTTAATTTTGCCAAATAAACAGCTACTGTCATAAGTAAACCACATACCCAAGTACCAGATAAATATATAGTTATTAATTTTAATACTGATACAATTGAATACAAGGAAAATAATTGAAAGAGTATCATTTGGCTATTTATCCAAAAAGATCCAGAGAATGAAGTGAAAATCTCATATTTATTTACGACTAATGTAAAAAATGCATTTACAACTTCCAACTTTTCCAATTCTCTCCATCTTTTCTCTTTGATAATTATATTTGCCAAGTAAATAGCATCTCCTAATGGAATTATATTATACAAATAACCTACGTTATAATAATATGCCATTTTAATACCTTTATAATAATAATATGTACTATCATAACTTCGTAATACATTTAGTAAGGCTATAAATAGACAATTATTGGTAATCTTCCATACAAAATTAACCGATAATGTCTTATAAATAATGAAAATATGATAATTTTGAATCTTCTCTATTTGTGGATGTAATTGTTGTACAAAATGAACAGACATCTTAGACATACTATATTTAACAAATATATCCTTATGCTCTACATAATTGCTAATACTTTTACTTATAAACGATATACCTAGTAAACTATTTTGTAGTGACGGTAATACTATAGGTAATATAAGTAGGTAACTATACTGGTTTTCTTCATAAAAATAATTAATAGTATTATATCCAAAATAAATTAATAAATAAAATACATATCTATCTAGTGTTGATAATCTATATAATGAATTATATTTCTCTACTATTTCTTCATTATAAACCATAATAGCTCCTTTGCTTAATTTTCTACAACTTAGTTTTAATATTAAAAACTCTCTCAAGAAATAGACACTGCACACAACACCATCACATAATAATAATGATTCCATTAACGTAAAACGACTATATAATCCAATTAATGTCTTTGAGGTTAAAAATGAGTCAAGATGATTCTTATACAATGAGAGATTTTGACTAATTTGATAATAATTATTTGTACTCTCTAATACAGTATAATATTCATCCAAAGGTAGAAAATTGTTAAGAAGATTACGTGTTTTATTTAAAATTAAACCAATGTTTAATTTTTCTACTATATAATAGTTTAATTTTTCTACTATATAATGGTTTAATTTTTCGACTATATAATGAAACATCCTTATTATATAACAGATAATTAATTTTAAATCTAAACATCTTAAATTATGTTTTTATAAGTGTATTTGAAACTTGATTTTTTTTTAACTGTATCTGGATATCCTCCCTGATAAACATTAGGACTATTAAATATATCATCATATATCTTTGATGGCATATTTCTTTCATCAAATTGTAAATCAAGTTCTGGTCTATATCTATATACTATTTGAGGCGGTGGAGGCGGTGGTGGTATAGGACATTTACCAAAGAAATTAGCAAACCACATAGAAACACACGATATGAGTAATATTATTACAATGAAATCAGACAGCTCCATATACTTATTATTAATACATTAAAAAAAAAATTTAAAATTGAGTTGCGTATTATTTTTTTAAAAAGCAGTGTTGAATCTACAACCCAACAATAAGCCATAAGTTAGATAAGGGTACAGTGAAACCTGTGGTCAAGTGTTGACTATATCATTTAAATAATCATATAACAATTCTGCAACTTTATACCAACTATAGTCTTTTTCAATATATTGTTTCATATTAATATAAGTTTCGTATGCTTTTGGAATTTTAAACTTTTCTTCATTGTTTAGTAATGTACTAATTAGATTATTCATGGTTATATTATTCTGACATAATTCATTAGCATCTACTGTAACTTCTGAATTTACATAGAAAATATAATCACTTCCTCCATTACTACAAATATCATTCATATATTCGTGTGTACTACCTGTACGTGGTACTAAAACATTTAAACCAGCTGCTAAAGATTCCATCATAGTTAATCCAAAACCTTCAGCTAAATAAGGTGAGATATAAATATCTGCTGCATTAAAAAGGTCATTGATTTTAGAATAACTAAGAGTTTTGTTAGTAAAAATAATATGGTTATATAAATTATCAATTTCAGACTGTGTCATAATACCTTTTTGTTTAAATTGAATAAAGTAAGCCTCTAAAAATTCTTTACATTGATATAAATCACCAGAACCCTTTAAGAGTAGTTTATAATAAGTTTTCTTTAATTTATTGACTAATAAATGCAGTGCTTCTAATGTTAAAAGAATTCCTTTATTAGTTGTCATAGCTCCAATATTAATCATCAAGATATCTGTATCTTTAACGTTGTACGTCTTTCTAATTTCTTTACGTACAATATCATTAGAATGTTTATAAAAAATAGTAGTATCAACACCATGTGTAATAATTCTATTTCTAGGACTATGGTCTGTATTCTCCAAATATCGAATCATACCTTTAGAAGACCAAACACTAGGTGATGTAAAGTAAATATTATTAAATTCTTTTAAAAATACGGATATATACTCATCATATTGGGAAGAATCTAAATCTCCAGGTTTTTCTAATTGAAAGTAAGCATGGTTAATTTTTGCAAATTCACTTGTATAAAATACACATTTAGGAATATTACGATTTTCTTCACTTACATTAATATTATATGGATAGGTTTGTCTGTAAATAATATCAACTGGTTCATCATTGTATTCCTTCATATTTTTTAGAATATTATTGTATTCTTCAGAATAAACTAACTTTTGTGTATTTATCCAATTTGGATTATAATAAGGTGCTTCAGTTACATAAAACTCAATTTTATGACCGTGTTTACCATTTGGTCCATATAATTTCCAAAGATGTATTAATTGAAAAGCTGTTACTTGACCATAACTATGTTGTAATAGTCTCCAACCTTCAAAGAGTACCTTTAATTTTGATTCTTTTCTCCTTATAATAGCATTCATATTATATTGTCAAGTAATAAATTATTAATTTTAAACCAAGTAATTAATTAAATTTTTGAAGATTCAAATTCTTGATATAATTAATAAAATTCTTAATTCTCATTAAATATTATAGAATGATATATAGGTATTTTTAAGTATTTTTTACATATGATATCTGCTGTCTACCTAGAAGAATGCCATAGTTCTTTTATATATTTATTATATTTTATTGTATATTTTATTGTATATTTTATTGTATATTTTATTGTATATTTTATTGTATATTTTATTGTATATTTTATTGTATATTTTATTGTATATTTTATTGTATATTTTATTGTATATTTTATTGTATATTTTATTATAATGATTTATCCTACGAATGCTCCAGTTCCACCAGTTAATATCCATGCACCAGTTGTTTGGTTAATATGAGTTGAGTTCCACATTAGTTCGCAACTTTGGCCTTGTCTTTTAAATGTAATTTTTGTAGGTGGTGTACCTCCTAATGGATTTGGTGCAATTAATCTTCCTGATGCAAAATTTAATTGATATTCGCTACCATAACTTATAGTAGTACATACAATTTTTTTTGTTAAGCCATTTGATAAACCAGTTAATGGCATTGTACCTGTACCTATTATACCTATGCCAAATACATTAATGTAACTAGTAACTACACTTGATGTAGGGTTTCTATTTGGTACTAATGCTGTAACTGTATAATTTTCGACACTATAACTTATACTACTTTGAAATGTAACATTTTCTAAACTAGTTGAAGTAGTAGTTGCCAGTGATGTAAAACGTCCAGATTGTGCAGTTGTTTGGCCAATAGGTGTTCCATTAACTGTACCACCAGATATTTGAAAGTTACTACCGACTACAGCATTATTACCAGCAGTCACTGGGCCATCTAATACAAAACCCGAGATATTATTTGTAAATAATTTATTAGCTCTTAAATTACCTAATTCACCTTTTGTAATTATAGAATTATCTATTGTAGCATTACTATAATATGTCCATTCTTGTGTATTATTGAGCCAGCCAAAAAATGCACGTTTATAATTTATGGAACCAGCTGTTATACTTGTATTACCTACAGTTGACCAATAATCCACTTCTATACCAACATCTTTACCTTGGTATTCTTTTAGAACACCATACATAGTACCTTTTGTAGCAGGATTTAATAAGGAACTACCATTTGAAATAGTAAAAGTATAATTATCAGTAATTGCTTGAACTATGAAATCACCATTAGTACTTGGGATAGAATTAGTATTAGCTAATTTGATAGAATCTCCTACTACTAAATAATGAGGTATATTAGTTGTTACTACGACACTTCCAATTGTTGATGAATTTATAATACTAGTAACGGTTAATGTTTGTTTTGTACCTAATTGATAAATATATGTTCCTGAATCAATTGTATTTAAACTACCAGCAATATCAACATTACCATTAAAAGTAATGTTAGTTGTTGAATTAATACCAATACTCATACCATAAATATTTAAATTACCATTTGTGTCACTTTCAATTCTTGTAGTATTATTACCGAATACAAGTTTATCATTTGATGGAATAATAACACTACCATAACTAGACCCTGATATATTTGTTGCTGGACTTAAATAAATATTACCACTTGTATTGATAATATGAAAATTACCGGATGTACTTCTAATTAAAAAGTTTCCACTAGATAATGCACCAAAATACATTGGGGAGTTTTCACTAAATTGTGTATAACCCGTTCCATTTGTATTTGTAGTAAAAACAATACCACTTGAACTATTAGTGTTATTAATTAATAAATTACCAGTGCTATCAGACGAAATAGTATTGCTTGATGTACCAAATACTAATTTTGTATTTGTAGGTACAATTACATTTGCACTACTCATATTAATATTACCAGATGAACTAACTAAAGATAATCCTTGTCCAGCACATGCAGATATGACTGCTACATTAGATACTGTTCCGCAACTTAAATCTAAATTTTTAAAATACCCATTTGTAAATTCTAAATCGCCTCTAGCTCCTGTAATAATTTCGTTCGCATTTGTTGCAAAAGGAATATATGTAAATCGTTGTGATGAATTATCAAAGCCAAAAAATCCTACTTTACTTCCAGTGACTCCATTTCTATTACCGTACCATTTAAATTCGATACCTCTATTTTTGGAGTCATCAGATAAAGGTGCAGTTACACCACCTAATGAAAAAATTGGATCTTGAACATTAGTTACAGTACTATATATATTTTCAGTTGTACCATTAATTTGTACATCCGCATTCAATATAATTTTACCAGAACCATTATTTGATGTAATAATTATATTACCTACTGAATCTGTATTGATATTATTATTTGTAGTACCAAATGCTAAAGGTACATTTAAAGGTATTAAGACTCTTCCAGTTGTATTTGATATTAAATTAATATTAGCCGAACTAATACTTACATTAGCATTACCAACTAAATTAACAGCTGTATTACCAACTAAATTAATTACACCATTGCAACCCAAGATAGTATTGACATTTGAAATTGTACCACAATTCAAGTTGATATTACCAGTATTTAAGAATGTCAAACTATCTTGTACAACAACACTACCTAATGCAAACTGACCTAATGTTCCTGTAATTACTTCGTCTGTATTAATAGCGTCAGAATAATATGTGAATTGACCAGAACTACTTTTATAACCGAACCATCCTAATTTAGATGTTCCTGATGTATTTGTATATTTATATTCAATACCTCTGTCTTTACCGTCAGTTGATCCAGTTGTATAATTTGCCAAAGTTAAAATAGGGTCACTAAGAATTACATTTTTGGTATTGATTAAAGTAGTACTACTTACTGTATCACCTGTTACTGTAAAATTTTGTGTTGTAATATTAACACTTGTGGTTAATAAATTTGTTGTACTATTTGATATACTAGTTGTTCCACTAGTATTAATTATATTTGTATTAAGAGAACTAATATTGATAGTTCCTAATGAATTATTTGTTATATTAAAGTTATTAAAGGTGTCAGCAATTATAAATCGCGTACTATTATTATCAAAGTTAAGTTGAACATTTGTTGGAATATTAACTGTATTACTAGCTCTTAAATTAATTACAGCTGTATTTGTTAATTCTATTAAATTACCTGTTGTTCCAGTAGTTGGAGTTAAATTAGGTCCATTAATCATTAAATTACCATAAGAGTTACTCCTAATACTATTCGATGTACCACTTATACCAAATACAACTCGTGAACCTTGATATAATCTAACATTTCCACCGGTAGTTATATTACCACTTGTAGAAAATAAGTTGATATCTCCATTAAATGTATTAACTAAAAAATTTCCAGAACTACTTGTAATATTAACACTTGAGGTTGCAATATTATTTATAGATCCAAAACTACTATTAGAAATAAGAAAAAGACCACGTGTACTTCCAGAAATTGTTTCAGATGCTGTTGTAGTAACAGATTGGAATGTTCCACCAAATTGAATAGATGGAAATCCTAATGCACTTCCAGAAGTATTTTGGGGTATGATAATATTACCAGCAGTTGTTACAAGATTAATATTACGATTAGTATTAAAGTTCAAATTACCATTAGAATCTGATGAAATACGTTGATTACCAACAGATGTACCATCAAAAGACACATTTACATTGGGTTGAATAATAACGGAACCAATAGTTTGTGTATTTAACATTATATTTTTAGAACCAGTTAACCATAAATTTCCAACAGTTCCTTCTTTAATATATGTACCAGATGTACCTATAGTAATTGGTATGTTATGAGGTGTATAAATATCACCAGATGACTGTAAGGCAATACGAGATGCTGTGGATATATTAACTGTATTAGATGCATCAATATTTAATACATTACCGCAGCCTGTTATTTTACTAACATTTAAAAGTGAACCGCAATTAATATTAATAAAATTTCCACCAGTTACAAGAGTAATTGAACCTGCTGTTACTGCTCCAAGTTCAAATTCACCTAAACTTCCAGTAAACACTTCATTATTATTTGTGACATTTTTAATAAATGTGAATTTACCAGTATCTTTCTTCCATCCGAACCATCCTAATTTTGCTGAACCATTTTCAAAATAATTAAATTCGATACCTCTATCCGTTAAATCATCAGCTGTTTGTGTATAATTAGCAATCATGGGATTAGCATCTTTGAAGTATACATCTGGTATATTAACGAAACCTTCTATAGCATCAAAATTTAATTTATTGTACGTGTTAATGTTAAGACCAGTACCATCAAAATTTATAAAGTTATTTCCTGTTGTACCCAATTGGAATTTTGTATTTTGAGGAATATTGATGATTTTTGAATCTGGTAAAGTAAATTTAAAATCACCTTGACTTTCTAAATAAAGACCACCCGTATTTCCATAAATATTATTTGTTGTATTACCAAATATTAAATCTATATTTTCTGGTATTTTTACAAATAAAGAGGCGTTTAAATTTATATTATTACTAGCAGGTTTATAAAGTATACCACTTGTTCCATTACTTGTTAGACCACTGAATGTACTTCCTGTTGATATAGAGAAATTAGTACTATTAAGAATATTTGTAACTACGAAATTACCATTCATTGTCGGTAAGGAGCTTGTATTAGATAAATTAACAATGTCACCTTCTTTAACACTATTGGGAACGCCTGTAGTTATAACCAAATTACCATCAGATGTTAAAATTGAAGTAATATTTTTATTTCCTATAGCAGTATCTGTATTGAGAGTAATGTCTCCATTACCTGTATTTATAGTTTGTCCAGAGAATGATGTAAATGTATTGGAACTACTTCTAGATGTTAAATTTATGTAGTCACTTGATGAAAATGTTACATTGCCATTTTTTAAAGATGTTAGATAATTTCCTGTTGATGATACAACATTTGTAATTGGACCTGATAAATAAATACCACCTCGTTGACGTGGTACAAGCTTAATATCTCCATTAACATTTAGTGCACTAATTGTATTTTCACAAATACTTAAATTTCCTAATGTAGAACATTCTGTTACATTGAGTCCTCCATTAATAGCAAATACACCATTGATAGAATCCCAGGTTGCATATTTATTACCATTTACTGAATTAAAAGTTATATCACCTCTTACAGATAAAGTTGTAAAAAATCCTTGATTAGCCCCATTAGCTCCTATAACCGTATTAATAATTTCAGAATCAATAATAGTTACACCTACAAGTTGGGAACCGTCAATTAGACCATCGAGTGTGTCAGCTGGTAAAATAATTTTATTGGCTTCTAAAATATCGAATACACCAGAATTAGCTGATAGAGACGTACCTTTAAGCGGTTTATTTGTTAAATTCTTAGACATATTAAACTAAACTATTAATATATATAATTAAAATTTAATTGTCAAAATAACGACACCATCAGTATATTCTTTTTCTAGTTATATATGGAGTCTATATCTGTTTAATTCAAAACCCTATCATAAAACATTTACAACTACATAATGCCGCTCATTTATTGTTTTATTATTTTATTTTAATTTATTGTGTATAATAATAGTAGAAATGTACTTACTATTATTACCTAGATTTTTATTAGTATTGGGTGGTTTAAACTACTTTTTTATGGCAACAATGAATATTAATTTGTTTTCATTTATTCAAAATCCATTAATTATTCGCATAATTAGTATATTAATTGGTGTGTCAGCACTATACTTTTTGTTTAATAGAGATTATTATCTTCCATTTTTAGGTCATGCTATTATCCCCATAGGTCCAGTGAAACCTACTGAGAATTTAACAAAAATTAAGTTAACTGGCCTACCCCCTAATACAATTGTTATGGCGTGGGGTGCAAAAGATAATAACAAAATTTTTGATAATCCATATGATGCTTATGGAGACTATGCTAATACCGACATAAAACAAAGTAATGAAAGAGGTGAAGTATTTGTTGAATTACCATGTCCTTCTGAATATTATGTTAGTAAGTTGGGTATGCAAAGCAAACTAGACAGACATATTCATTATAGATATCAATATCCCAAATACAAGGGATTATTTTCACCTGTTCGTACAAAATATCTTGGTGTAAAATGCCAATAAATTTTATTAAATTTTAAGTTTAATAAAAGAGATAAAGGTAGAAAAACCACGAGAGTTTAAACAACTCGTTTAATAACTAGGTGAGCAGATACAGGGTCTACACCACCAGCTATTGGTGTAATAGTAAGTGCTGTGGCACTTCCTAATGGATTATTAATACTTAAAACACTATCAAGAAGGGTTGTTTCTACTAAACATAACCCTACAATTTGAGAAGTTCCTGTATTACGACCAACAACTGTATATGCTTGTTCACTTCCATCTACAACGACGACAAGTTGTCCAGCTTCTGTAACACTAACTTGGAAATTAACTTCATACATACCAATATCTGGTAAAATAAATTGTGTAGCATTATTTCTTACAATTGTTCCACTTGCAGGTCCATCTTGTGGGAATTCAACCGCAGTACCTGCTGCAACTGGAGTTGCATTATCTTCAGGCATTAAGGCATAGAAATCTGCAACTGATATTAAACCACCGGGTATACCCTGTGGCCCAGTTAAACCGATTGGTCCTTGAGTACCAGTTAGACCAGTTGGTCCTTGAGTACCAGTTAGACCGATTGGTCCTTGAGTACCAGTTAGACCGATTGGTCCTTGAGTACCCGTTAAACCAGTCGGTCCTTCTGGTCCAGTTAAACCGATTGGCCCTTGAGTACCAGTTAACCCGATTGGTCCTTGAGTACCGATAGGTCCTTCTGGTCCAGTTAAACCGATTGGCCCTTGAGTACCAGTTAACCCGATTGGTCCTTGAGTACCGACAGGTCCTTCTGGTCCTGTTAATCCGATTGGTCCTTGAGTACCAGTTAAACCGATTGCTCCTTGAGTACCAGTTAATCCAATTGGTCCTTGAGTACCAATAGCTCCTTGTGGCCCGATTGGTCCTTGAGGCCCAGTTGGTCCTTCTGGTCCTGTTAAACCTGTAGAGCCCATAGTTCCAACTGGGCCTTGAGGTCCGAGAGAGCCTTGGGGTCCCTGCGGACCTTGGGGTCCAGGAACGGGGTAATAGTATACTTGTGTGCATTGTGGTTTGCAACATTCATAGTGATTATAGTTATTATGTGACATATAAAAAAAAAAGGTGTTCTTTTTTTGATATTTACAAATAAAAAAAATATACTTAATTTAAATTATAATAGATTGTGTAAAAGCAATCAGTAAACTACATATAATTTTTGAGCCGCCTTGATCTTACAATTTTTGAGTCTTGTAAAAAACTAATCAACGTTGTTTGTACATTATTTAACTAAAAGGTGCTAAATAATTTCATCACGTAAATATTCAGTAAATGTATTACATTTAGTCGAGGGAAATCTTAAACTACCATCTGCTGTATATGAAAAAAATTTAGTCCACAAATTACGGCCTTTAAATTGGTCAAAATTTTCTACGCATTTCTTATATAATTCTTTACGTTCTTGCTTTGTACCCTGTGGTCTAACTTTTACTTTTATAAATGGTCTGCCATTTTCCATTTGAATTTCATCATTGTTTAATTCGGAAGTGCGACCATCTAATACGATTTTAAGAGGTACAGCAATTACCCACACTATTAAATTTTCATCAGCGCCACTTGTATCTTTTTCTAATGTATAATCTATAATTTTAAATTCGGCATCTTGAAAATCTTTATATTTAAGTAAATCACTTGATCTATGTTTTTCTTTATATAAAGAATCTTTATTACGAATCATTGTCCCTTCAAAACCTTCTTCTAAAAATCGTAAATGATAATTCTTAATTTCTTCTTCATTCTTAACTAAAAATGTATCAACATATATTAATTTTTGATATTTATTGGGATATAAAAGTACTTTAATTTTTTTATTTCTTTCGCCGAATACAAGTTTTGTATCTATAATATCATATATATGATATTCGATTTTTTGTAAATTATCAAGTTCTTCTTTTGATAATTTTTTTGTTTTTCTAAGTACACCCAATGTTTCAAAATTAAGTTTATTAGTATAAAGTTCTCCATCTAAAATTAATCCTGTTGGTAACTTTTGAAGTTCTTCGTACAACTTACCAGATTCTTTAATAATAGAATATTCTTTTCCTTGTCTTGTTGTAATTTGTTTTGTAGTGGTATTATATATCATTCTAAAACCGTCTAATTTTTTTTGACAAAATGCAGGAAATTTTACTTTTTTCTTTTGTTTTTGGAAGTCTTGTGCAAGCATAGGTAAACATATTTGAACGTCATTTATATTTAAATTGCCAATATTTAAAGTTTCTGTTTCATTTGGAAAGACTCCGGTAATTTCATTTGGTTTAATAGGTGAATATTTTTCAATATCCTTTTTTTTTGTCCATTTACTAGTAGCTTCTAGAACAGCTTGTTGAAAATGAGTGGTGGCGTTTGCTTTATTAAGATTTTTACCAGAAGAAACTCTACGTCTTGTTTCTATTTTACGATTATACCCGTATAAAGTAACAATTTCTGAAAATGTATCGTATTTTTCTACAGATATCTTCCATGATTTAGTTTTATTATCAGCACTTTTACCGTATAGTATATCAAATGTATGAGTATCTATTATCATCATCGTATATATATATATATATATATTATATATTTTTTAAATTCAATTTTTAAACACGAATTCTTGGACAGTTTATAATTTCCTAGTCCAATAAAAAGCAATTTAAAAGTAAATATATAAATATATATTATGAGTGAACTATCACAAAAGTTTATTAATATTATTCAAAGTATTGTTAGTTATAATTTTACGAATGAGGAAAAGTTAAAAAATATGAAGGAGTATAAAACTATATATGACAATGCTAGTAAATATATTTCACAGGCTATTAACTCTAAGAATCTTATTAAAGAAACAGAAAATAGAATATTAGCATGTGAACAATATAACAAATTAGTAGGTAGTGTAGAAGTAACAGAGTATTTGTTATTGGATGCTAAACCTAGAATTCCAAGAAATGTATTTATTGATTCGTTGATGAATTTAGGAAATTATTTAAAGACAGTAGCTGAAGGAATGATTACTATTAAAAAGATGGAATTAGATAAAAATAATGCTACACGTACTAGTAATATTTCTCTCACATTAAGTCAATTTGAATATGATGTTTTTAATAGATCATTAAATGTCTTTATTACAATATTGCAAGTAGAGTTTGAACACAAGGATGCAATTACACAAATTACAAGTATATATACACAATTAACATATTTTTCTCAATCGAATTATGAAGCGTGTGCAAAGTATTTAAATGACGCGTTATTATTTGCACCTGAAAATCCTACATTACATTATAATTTAGGTCATATATATCAGCGTTTAAATAGATTAGAACTATCTTTAATTCATTATAAATTGTCTATAAGATTAGGGAGTGATGTGAAAGATATTGATGAGCGTCTTTTAATTAATAATTATAACGGTATAGCTTCTATTTATAGAGGTATAAAAAAATGGCCTGAAAGTTTACATTTTTTATTAAAAGCTCATAAATTAAGTAAGGATGACCCTGATATAAATAATCAATTAGGTGTTGTTTATACAGAAATGAGAAGAACTGATTTAGCAGAAATTCATTATAAATTAGCTATTACAAATTACTCTAAAACATTTGTATCAACTGATCCAAAGTTTTTATTATCAGAATTGTATTTAAATTATGGGCATATGCATAGTTATAATGGCGATAATGAAAAGTCATTGGTTGCGTATAACCAGTCTTTAAAAACTGTACCCAAGTTTGCTTTACCGTTTCAGAATAAGATTATGAATTTAACATATGTGTTTGACCAACTGGAAGATAAAATGTATATAACAAATCAACATAAGAATATAAATAAGCTGTATGCAAAGAATCCAAGGCCATATAAGTTTGATTCTAATTATTTTAGAACATCAGATGGTAAGATTAATATTGGTATTATATCAGGAGATTTTGTAGACCATCCTGTGAGTTTTTTTATTAGTACGTATTTGAAAAATTTTGATACATCAAAATTTAATGTAACTTGTTATTCTGAATGTTTGATTGATACAGCTTTATTTAATACAAATTTGAATTTCAAATTTATTAAAAATATGTCTCAAGAAAATGCTTCTAATTTAATACATAATGATCGTATACATATATTATTAGATTTAGCTGGTCATACTGCATTTAATAGAATGGATATTTTTTCTTATAAGCCAGTACCTATACAAATTACATATATAGGTTATCCATTTACAACAGGATTAAATGAAATGGATTATAGAATAACTGATAATATATGTGATCATCCTATGATTTCTCAAAAATTCTATACTGAAACTTTATTATTTATGAATAATTGTTTTTTATGTTATAATCCACGTGTAATTAAAAGAAGTGATCAAAATCAACAGTCGAGTTTTGTATATCCAAAAATTGACGAGGCACCGTATATAAAGAATAAATATATAACAATTGGGTGTTATAACAGAATAAATAAGATTACAGATTCTGTTATCTATGAATTTAATAAGATTTTGAAAACAAATAAAAATGTAAAATTTGTGTTTAAAACAAAGGCACTTATAAATAAGAATATAGCTAAAAAGTTTCTAGACAAGTTTAGTAAAGATGTTGTTAAAAGAATTACTATTTTAGATTGTACTTTAACACATGAACAGCATTTAGAAACATATAATCGTGTTGATATTGCAATTGATACATTTCCATATTCAGGAACAACAACGTCATGTGAGGCTTTATTTATGGGTACTCCAACATTCTCTTTATATGATTCAGAAACATACTTTCATCCTCAAAATGTAACGTGTAGTATCCTAAAAAACTCGGATATGGATAATTATATATGTCAAAATACTGATGAAATTCTTGTCAAAATCAAAGAGATGGAAGATAAACCTATTCAATTTTGGAAAGAACTTAAAAATAATACAAGAGAACAATTTATGAATGGTAAAGTATGTAATCAATCTGAATATATGAAAGATTTAGAAGGATTATTTATTGAATTGTATAAAAAACACAAAGTTTAATTTTCTGGGTCAAAGATACATTACCCGTACTATTATTTCGTAAAACATTATTAGCTACCAAGTATTTAGAAATTTTGTTAAGAGTACGATTGATTAAATCATGTCTAAAAGAAATGGGTCTGATGTAAGTATATATTCGTTATTGTGAATGTAACCTACTTTAATATGATTTTTTGTATCATAAATAAATTTATTATCTATAAAATAAAAGGAGTCATCTATAAATTTTTTTTTTAAATTACATTTTTCTTGAGATATAGAATTATCGTTAGAAGAATTTATATTAAATTCAATTGGTAGATTTTTTTTACATGTTGATTCTTGTGAGTTTAAACATATTTTATAAAGATGTGTTTTACAGTAATCATAATTGTCTATAGCATTTCTACTACACTGAGATATAGGTGTAGTATTAGTAGCGCCAATACATCTTTTAATAGTTTTTGGTGTTAATATTTCTTTTTGAAGTGTTTCTATATCTATTAAAACATTATCACAATCATATACTTTATAATTTTTGTATAATGTTTTGATAACATCTCGTGTAATGCGTTTTTTATAATTTTCAAAAAATTTTTGTTCATCATCAGCGTAGATGAGACTGTTCTGATTCATTTCCGTTTTATTTCAAAGTTGATATTTGAACTTTTATTATATATTTCATTTTTTAATTGCGGGATACATCCATCTGTTATTTTAAGTAATCTTGATAATCCTGAACCTAATGTGTCAAATGTTTCAGAGGACATTGGTTCATCCTGTTTATCTTGAAGAGTACCGGTTAAAAGAATTGCTAAAGTATCAACCTGTTCTTTTAGTTCAATATCCTCAATATCCTGTTCTGGTATAATAGTTTCTACTTTATTTTGTTGTTGTTTAATTTCTTGCTGTCGAGTCGTAAGTGAGGGGTTGTGGAGCTCGTGTAAAAATAATTCAATGAGTGGTTCCAATTTTACTATATTAATACATATTGCTTTACATTCTTGAATATAAGAACTCAAATCATAAGAGTCTTTTTCATCATCTTTGAAATTATTGTTAATATACTTGAGAATGTCTGATAATTTTGAAATTAGTGTCAAGTAATGTATCAATTTTTCATTCATTAACTAGTATAATTTATTGTTTTTAAGCTCCATAATTTCTCGACAAATAATTAAGTATTTTCACAATAAATACATCTATTATAGTATATATTCTGATATGTTTTGATAATCATCTTAGTTTCTGAAAGAATACTTTTTTTGTGTAATATAGATTCAAGTAAATTTTCACCATTTATCATAAATTTATAAGCATCCTGGGGTGTTATATGTATGAATATTTTTTTAATGTAAAATCTTATATCAAGTAAGTAAATTTCTGTTTGTAAATTTTTAATATCTTTTTTAAGATTTTTATAAACTATAATATATTCTTTATAATTTGAGTAAGTGATGCGATTTATATACATACAAGATATGGGATTTCTACATAATGGGCATTTGAGTTGTTTACAATAAATACCATATATATTACATCGTCTTTTATATTCTACTTCTATATATTTAATTATACACTTGGAATGATATGTATGATTGCATTTTAGTTGTATAGAGTGTAAATCAAAATCCTCCATACAAATGGAACAATCATCATTATATGATTTAAGCATCTAAATTAATTGCACTGTGTATACAGTCAGTAGCAATTTAATTAACTTGTTTATTATTCAATTTATATAAATCAAGTACTTGTTCTAACAATGAATTCTAGGTGCTTATCGCCAAGTTTTATAAGAGTGTGAATTTACCTTTTAATATAGTAATTTCTTTTTGAGGTGATTGATAAACAATTTCAATTTCATTAAAGTTGACATATTGATTGACGTCTTCTGTTTTAAATTTTAACTTGTACATACCATCTCCGTCACGTAATACTTGACCGATGTTAATTCTTTGACCAGTTTTAGTACTTTTAAGGTAGGCTATATATTTATGTTTGAATGATGTATTATCAATATTAATTTTTTCTATACCGAATGGGTTACCATTTAGTACATAAAGGTTAGCAAGAATTTCAATACTATAAATTGGTTTAGTGGTATTCATTTCAGAGTAAACAGATTTGTTAGCTTGTCCGAAAATAAGATTATTTGTTTCTGATGTTAATTGAGCATTTTGATATGTAAAATATCCTGGATTTATTGCGTCTTTATACGAATAAAATTGGTCATTTGAGAATTGTTCGAATTTAGGGTATCTCTTTTTACGTTTATACATTTGTCCTGACATAAATAATGTATTTAAACAGCTGGATAAACAACTAATACAAATAATTATCATGAGTACAAACAAAAACATTTTAAGATTAAAAATACTACATGTTATTAATTCCTGAGGAGTAAATAGAGGGCCATTCATTGAAAGAGATGTTGAAATATCACTCATTAATATAATATATATATTTTACTATTAAAATAAAATTTCTAAAATAGTGTATTATTTATAAATTAATTAGAGTTACATATCACGACACGTACAAATTTGTAAATTTAATTCTTTTTAATAATTAATTTGTATAAAGTACAAATTGTAATTTAGTCTCAAGAAAATATATACGATGAAAAGAATTTTGATTTTTGGTTATTACAATCGTCAAAACTGGGGAGATGATGTTTTTGAATATGTTTTCAAGAATTATATTTTTAATGATTCTAACAAATACGAGTTAATTTTTAAAAATCTAGACGGATTAAATTATAATACAGAAGTATATAAAACAATTGATACAGTTATTATAGGTGGAGGGGATGTTATTAATTCTTATTTTTTTGACAATGAAAAAGTCGATTTATTTAGAGAATTTTTTGACAAAAGGCCTATTTATTTTGTAGGTATTGGGTTGACATATCCAAATTTAATAAATGTAATGGATATAGGTGATTATTTTTTTATGAGAAATAAAACTGATGAAAAACTTACAAGAAATAGGTATAGTGATTTATATGCACATGCAATTCCAGATATTGCTTTTAATTTAATGGAAGAAGAAAGTTTAGTTAATTTTAATAAACTTCAGAAGGCTAAAAAAGATATTAAAAAAATTGGTATAGCATTACCATCACCGTGGTTAAAATTTAAATGTGATAATACATTTATTAATGATATATGTAACCTGGCTTTAGAGTTATCAACAAATCACGAAGTTCATTTTATTCCATTTGATACAAGTAACAACGGGACGTCTAATTCTGATGTTAAAATGATTCAGGATATTCAAAGTCAATTAAAAAAGAACAAAAAAACAAAAAAAAAAAATTCTAATATTTATTATATGATACCTAATATAGAAATAGATGGTTCATTTAAGCATATTAGTACACAAGAAATGATTGAATATTTTAAAAATATGGATTTAGTAGTATGTGGTAGATTTCATGCAACTATATTAAGTATTTTAACAAATACTCCTTTTGTGTGTGTATATGCTAGTCAAAAGTTGGATAATTTAAGAACAGATATTCTTAGTATGTATAATTATTTTATTAAATTAGATACTGATGAAAATAATGCACCTACCCACTTTCCAAAGAAACAGATTATAGATGCTATAAAGGATCTTAAAAATAATTATGTAATGTCAATTAATAATTTGAAAACTTTTAGTGTTGGTATGAAACAAGAAACATTAGACTTTAATGATAAGTTGCGAAGAATTGTGGATAGTGATGATTCTTTAGTAATATTTAGGCAATCACCACCACAGTATATTACCTTAGATGCCAAGAAATGTTTGATTAAAACTACAATTTCAAATATTTTGCAGCGTGTATCTAATAAAATATCTATTAGTGATGTTGATTCTATATTAAGAGGTAGACCATTAATAAATGTGCTACCAAGAACTACATATATGAATTTAGATTTATTCAAGAAGATATTAACAGAAGAGATTTTATGGTCATTGACTGGTGATCCGTATGCTCCATATTATTATGGTTTATATGAAGATATTTTTAGTAGTAATTTCTTGGAACAATTAAATTGGATTGTAGATGATTATTATGAAAATTATAGTTATAAACCTCCTAGTAAAAAGAATAGTGAAGCTATAACTCTTGTTAATAAGAATTTTCAAAGATTACATAGAAGTGGATGGCAGTATATAGTAAATAATATTGTTATGCAATTAAATAATAATGATAATATAAATGAACCACTTATTATAGATACATATATTGATAAAACATTTCATTGGAATAAAGAATTTTATTCTAGTAAAGGTATTATACCATATAAAAGAAATTGGATTGGATTTGTACATCATACATACTCTGATTATAACAATAATTATAATTGTGTAGAGCTATTTAAGGATGAGACATTTATTCAAAGTTTACAAGAGTGCAAAGCTTTAATTGTTATGACAAAGTACTTAAGTAAACAAGTCATAAAGAGTCTTAAAAAACTTAACTTACAACATGTTAATGTTCATACCATATTACACCCTACAGAAAATACGGATATTATGTTTACATGGGAAAATTTTATGGATAATAAAAATAAACAAGTTGTTCAAATCGGAAATTGGTTAAGAGATGTATTTGCTATTTATAAAGTTATTTTACCAAAGTCTTCTATTATTAAAGAAAAGTCGATTTTACGAAATAAAAATAGTGAAAATTATTTTCCTCCAGATAACTTTTTAAATGACCTTTATCAAGAATTAAATAATAATAATCAAAATAATAATAATAATTATAAAGTTGTTGATATTTGTAGAAATGCATTTAAGAATATGCATATAAGGGGTTTATATCATCATATAGTTGAAATGGAAGAGAATGTAAAGTGTATAGATTTTTTAGATAACAGCGAATATGATTATTTATTGTCAAAAAATATAATATTTTTAAATTTAGTAGATGCATCTGCTTGTAATACATTGATTGAATGTGTTATTAGAAATACACCTATTATTGTCAATCCTATACCACCAGTTGTAGAGATTTTAGGTAAGGATTATCCGTTATATTATAATGATTATTATGAAGTATCTAAAATTTTAGACAATTCAAGTTTAATTAAACAAGGTCATGAGTATCTTAAGAATATGCCTAAAGAACAATTAGATATAAGTACATTTATAAATGAACTCACAACTATTGTAACTAGTTATGCGAATTAATGGATTAGCTTTGATTTAATTAAAATTGAAAATATAAAAAATCTTTATATTTTTAAAATGAATTCAGTTCAATTTGAAAAAATGTTTGAAAGTGATAAAGGATTACCATGGGATTATGAATTTTTGTCTAGTTGTAATTATATAACATGGAGTATAGTTAGAAATAATTTAAACAAACCATGGAATTTGAAAAAGATTTGCAGAAATAAAATCATAAAAATTGAAGATGTATTAGATAGTCCATTTTTACGATGGGATTGGGATGAATTAACATTAAATGAAAATATGACATTTGATATTATTAAAAATTATCCTACACAACCATGGAATATTGATATATTGGAAGAAAAACTAACATGTGAACAATTACAACAGTTTTATACTATTCGAGATTCATTTATTGACAGTAGTTCTATTAATAGTTATGATAGTTATGACAGTCAAAATTTTATGTATGAAATATAACTAGCCTACTTCATTGATTTTAGTATATAATGAGTAAATTTAGTAGAAATAAATTGATTTATATAAAATTTAATAAGTTTTTATAAATGACACAAAAATTTATTCATAATAAAGTTAATTCACAATTTGAATGTATAGGGTGGTATACCAAAGAAACACACGAAGTAGTTAGACAGAATATTATAAATGAACTTAAAATATACAAGGATGAATATGTTGATTTATTGAATGAAGAAGAATCATTTGAAGAATATATTGAAAAAATGTCGAAATTAGACGTATGCGGAGATAATATAACATTGATAGCTGCTTCTCAATTTTATAAATTAAATATTTGTGTGAATAATGAAATTCAAATAGTAATTAATGATAATGATAATGAACATGATGATATAGATTTATTTTTGACAAAAACTGATGAAAATTATTATTATATAGATAAACCTGTTATTACTATTTTTGATGATCCAAAACATTTTAATGTAACACATCCTTTAAATACAGAGTGGTCATTATGGATATCAACTAAGGTTAAGAGTAATAATTGGTTAGACACTATTAAAAATATAATTACTATAGGAAGTATAGAAGATTTTTGGGGTATGTTCAATAATATACCACAGGCTGGTTCTTTAAATTTTCCATCTGATTATTATTTTTTTAGAAATGGTATTTTACCTATGTGGGAGGCTCCAGAAAATAAAAATGGCGGTAAGATGACTATAACATTTAAAAAGACATGTGATCTTGAATATTTTAACAGAGTCTGGTTATATACTATTTTGGGATGTATAGGAGAACAATTTGATAATAATTATAATCATGTATGTGGTATTGTTTTAAATATAAGAAAACATCAAGACCGTGTTAATATATGGTTAAATATCGATAACGAAGAAAATATTAAAAAAGTTGGACTAAGATGGAAAGAAATTTTAGAATTACCCAAAATGCATATATCATATATTAAACATGACAATACAGATATTCAATACATTATTTAAACACTTGACAGTATTACATTCATATTTTACAGTATATACTTATTATTTCATTTCTTTCATCATATTATTAATTAAACTAGACATACCTGGCATAGAATTTAATGTATCTGAATTATTAGAAATTGTACCCATTATATTTTTAGCTTGGTCTTCAAGGCTATCTTTATTAATCTCACCGCTATTAATCTTATCTTCAACCTTTTGTTGAATTTCTTCAACAAGACCTTGTAATTGTGAGTTTTCAATATCACCAGACATTAAACTAGATAACATTGACATAGGATTGAGTTGTTGTGAGTGCATTTTCTGTGAAATATCTGTAGCAATATTTAAGATTTCTTTATTTCCTAATAGAGATTCCATGATATTACCTAAATCGCCACCACCTAAATTACCTAAATTACCTAAATTACCTAAATTACCTAAATTACCTAAATTACCTAAATTACCTAAATTACCTAAATTACCTAAATTACCTAAATTACCTAAATTACCTAAATTACCTAAATTACCTAAATTA